TCATTTCTTATGAATTTTAAATTTTTTATAGGAACTCTAGACTTTCTTTGAATGTTGTAATCATCATTCATAGCTGCCCCAGCAAAAAATATTTTCTTATGGTCAAAAGCTGATTGTAAAGATTCATTTGCCGCCCTGATCCACTGAGAGCTTGGTTTTCTTAAAAACACATATCTTCTTGAACTTTTATTGTATTGATTTTTAACCTTTCTTAAATTCTTTTCATAATCTGCAACTTTGTCGAGATCAGCCTCTATAGTCTCCAATTTTAAATTAAGATTTTTAAATATAGTACTTTCATTACATGAGTTCATAAACTGAACTCCACCATTGTAGTCGCCTACGACTGCCACAATATTGAAATGAGTCATAAGATAAGCCATGTACCTTATGTGTGTCTTCAGGTTAGCCCCAGACATAGCATAGCTGTGGACAACAGTACCCTTCTTCAAGTCTTTGTTTAATTTAAGCAATAATATAGCGAAATCGTCAGAGCTTTCACTTTCAGACCAAGATGGGTCAAAAGCTAAAATATATTCATCATTATGATTACCTACCACCTCGACAGATTGACCTTCTCCATCAGGTATTGTGCATTCCGCCATTTTGCTGACTTTAAAGTATCCAGAGCTATCATCTGTAAATACAGCGCCAAACTCTCGATCAAACTGAGAGTCGCTCATCGTAGCCCTCGATTGATTTATAAGATTTTGATCATACAGTTGCTCTGGAGCGCAATCATAGCTAAAGTGCATAATTGTTCTGTGCGCCCCGTCTTGTGTGTTCTTATTTAAAATCAAATTCTCATATTGCTGATAAAGCTTATATAAGTACTCAAATTTGTAAGAAGCAGAAGACAGTCCTATAATTTTGTTATTAGGCCAGACTTTCCTTTCATCCTCAGTCATCTTGCCTTGTTTAATCATCTCTGTTTCTAAATCATAAACTTCTTGTCGCTCTGTTGGGTTATCAACAACAGATAGGAATGGCATAATCACCTCATTAAATATTTTTTCAGGCATTAACAAAAGCTCATCGATAATCATTCTCTGAAAACGGAAACCTCTAAGCTTTTCCCCATCTCCAAGAGGCAGCGCCCTTATACTACTTCTGCCTATCTCCATAACCCATTCATCATTCATTTTAGATGTTCTTGTTATACATTGAGAAAAGAATGTAGCCTTTGGGCTTTTAGCAATATCTTCTATCTTCTTAAATATCATTTTAGACTGTCTAAATGATTTAGATAAAATACCTATCTGCACCCCTTGATTTAAAATAGCGTCTAAGAGCGCGAAAATGGCCGTAGAGAAGCTTTTAGACATTCCACGGCTCCATATGCCCAAAAAGTAATCAGACTCCATCATGGCTTTTATAGCCATATGCTGGAAGGGGAAGAGTTTTACTCCAGTGAATAACTCTGTGGCAAAAGACGGATTTTCTCTTAGAAATTTATAAAGCAAAATCTTTGCCTCATTCTCATCCAAAAACCCCTCTTTTTCTACCAGCTGTTGGTTTATATCTTTGTACTCTCTTCTTAACTTTTGTACTCCTGTTTCCCAAGCCATCTTTTATAATATGTTTATTCCAAAAATATTGAACATCTACTGACCAAAGATTTGATCCTAGCACTAACAGTTTAGGTATTATAAACTCACTGTCTTTTCTAGATCCACTAAACACAAATTGACAACAACCCGAATACTCGGCTTGTATCTCTCTCATTTGATGGAACACATAGTCCAATTTAAATTTTTTAAATCCTTTTTTATTCTCATCCTCCATTTTATCGAAGGCAGTCTCAATCACTATAAACAAGAAGCAGCCCAAACTTTTACATCTTTCTAGTTCCTTGACGAATCTATTGTAGCCGTTTGTAACGGTAGAGCAAAAATCCTGGTAGGACTTACGATCTACAAATGTATATGAATAATCGTCTCCCATAACACCGTAATCCCCAACGTCTAATTTCAAAACTCTACTATTTTTGAAATTTAACGGTTGCTGTTCCCTTGTGTCTATAAGTATGCGAGTTGCTGTAAAATCATTATAAAATTCAGTTGGTAGCTGCCGTGACAGCATCGGTTTTAAACCAGCCGCTTCACAGGCTTGGCTATAGCTACCGAAAAGTCTTTTGCAAGTGTCTACGTCTGGGAGACCTGCGGTCTTTAGATAAACATCGGGCGGAGCTGCTATCAGCTCCTTTTGTTCTTTTCTATCTCTTAAAATATCTATAATGAATTTTTTTACTTCCGCTTTATTAGCAGTGTCGCACCACTCGACCATATTTTCGTTGTTAAGGAAATATGTCCTGAAGTATTGCTTATAATTTTTAAAAGGGATAAGCTCCCCAGTAAGTTTGTCTTTCCTAGCGTAATTCTTGACATAGTAGTCTCCTAGCACCATGTCGTGCTTTTTTACATGTGCATGTAGACTTCTTAAGAAAGTAAAATCTTGACCGCACTCTTTACATTCAAACGACATCTTCTTGTGATATACCTAGTACTCTAGCTTTCCATTCAGCCATTCCCTCTAAACGTTCGGCTTCTTTCTTGATTGATTGTTTTTGCATCTCTGCGATGCGAACCATTGTCTTTCTTTCTTCTTCCTCTTGAAATGATTGAACTATAGACAAAAAGGATGCATTCTCTTTTTGATTCTTTTTCATTCGTTCCGCCCTATCACCTTGCAGTTTTTTAGTAAGGTTCTCAATACGGGTTTCACACTGATGGTACTCTCCAGACTTAGCCTTTATAATTTCTGCAAGCCTGACACTCATTTCTGTTTGGTCATCAGCAATATCAAACATGTCATTAAGTTTGTTTAAGTGAGAACTTATCACTTCTAAGTTAATCACCTCCTTGCAAGCGTTAAGATACAAATTAATCTCATCCGCAGTTAAGTCTGGTTTATCCCAGGTTAATCTTATAAATTCATGCTCAAAAAGAACTCTATCTTCTTGATTTAAATAATTATTAATAATTTTTAAAAATCTTGAGTTGTTAAGATTGATTCCTAATTTTTCGGCGCAAACTTGCTTTTGCCTATTTAACTTTGCATCGTCCAAATCTAAACCAGTAGCATCATTGATTTTTTTGATGATTCGACTCAAAGACTTAGGTGAAATGTATGAATTTAAAGCAGCGCCGTCTTGAGAAGGAATTATGTCGGGATTTACGTCTCTTATGAAAGCCAAAACAGTTCTTTGCTCATTGCTAAGAGATTTTACATTTCTTTCAGGAAAAATTATTTTAGCTATCTCTAAAGACGACAAACCGCTTTCTGCTTGCTCTAAAATAAAATCTTTTTGCTGTTGTGTTAATTCTATGTCCTCAGTCCTGGAAGTTGCAGTAGTTTTGAAATTTATTGAGTTTTCTACTAAAAATTTACGTACAGCCCTGCCCTCCTTAGATCTTCCATCTAATTTTTCATCTTCAAAGCACTGACGAGTCAAATCTATGAGGCTTGTTATTTTTGCCGCATTCTCTTTTAAAAACTGCTTCTGCTCTTCGCTAAGGTCCATCATTTATAATATCGCTCTCTCTTAGTATTTCCATGGCTACCTGTAAGAACTTCTTTTTTAAGTTTTTAACCTGTCTATACCCTAACTTGTTTTTTTGGGGTGATATTTTATATCCCATATACTTAGCAACATCTTCCTCTGTCTTTTTTTCAAAATATAGCATTCTATAAGCTACATAATGAATTGATGAGAGCCTTGCCTTCATCTTATTATCAAGAAGCTCTAAAGATCTTTGAAAATCAAAATCATCATCCTGTTTGCTGTGTATTTCTTTACTGAAATCCTCAAGAGATAGAGGAAGTTTTATTTCTAAGCCTATCTTTTTGGATTTTTTCCACTTTGAACAAATTGGACAGCTTTCTTGGTCATGATCATCTAAATGGTATGATGGACAAGGGTTTGTATAGTTGCCGTAGTGGTTTCTTAATAAGTTACGGATTTGATTAGAAATAATCCTACCTATCCATGGTTCAAGTGGCCTACTTTGATCCCACATATGCCACTTCTTTGCAATGTGGCTTTTTATGATCTGTTCTACATCATCAAAGTCAAACCATCTAACAGCGTTTAAACGCCATTTATATTTTTGTTTTTTTATGGCTTGATCTATGATATCAGAACAATCTTCATAAGTCCTCTTATCCCCTTCCTTTTTCATCTAAGAATTCATTAACAGATTTACTTCTCCTTGCTTTAGAAAAGTTCGGAGGAGCTTTTTCTCCTGCTAATGAACCTAGAGTAAAAGTATTGTTGGCCTCGGCTGAGTACTCAACTTCTATTTTACCTATATTTGGGACAGACTCTGAAGAAGTTTCTTCTTCGCCAAAATCCACAGATTCTACTATTGTATTTTTCTGTGGAGATGTTGTTACGCTTGCAATGCTAGTATTTAATTGTTGACCACAACCAGCACAAAAGTTTGGCTTGGCGTGTGCGTACTCTATCTTAGCACCGCAATTTTGACAGAATAGATGGCTCATAGCTTATATATTTATATAATAAAAATTCTTTTTTTCTATTTTATTACACTAAATTAACAAGATCGTTGTCTCTTATAATTAAAAAGCTGTAGGCCGCTGTCGCTTAGACGTTCGCCTTGTTATATATAATCTACACAGATTTATGATTTTCTATTTTAGAAACAATATATTTTAATATTTTACTTCTAACTATGTCTCTGTTGGTAAACTTGAATGAAGTTATGCCATGCTCTTGTGACTCTTCACAATTAAATAAATCAAACATCTCTCTAAACCCGCTTCTACCATTAATATCGCTTTGCATGAAGTCGCCGCAGATAATTAGTTTTGTGTTTTCTCCAACCCTAGTGATTAATGTAGTAAGCTCCTTAAAGGTAAAGTTTTGCGCCTCATCTGCTACTATCAGTCTATTGTTCCAGTTTGCTCCTCTTAAAAAGTTTATAGGTACAGCAGAGATACGACCTATCTGTTTCATGTAGGCTGTATCGCCTTCATGTACCATTTCGTCGAGCTTATCGTACAATGGCATGAGAAATGGATCAAATTTATCTGATATATCTCCTGGGAGGCTACCTAAACCTTTATCGGCACTTTCGGCTATACTTCTTATGTAAAGTAGATCTTTTTGAAAATCTTTTGCCATCAACTGCAAGCAACCATATACAGACATATAAGTCTTACTGGAACCTGCTGGACCTGCAACAAATATAATCTTTGTGTTTTCTTGGAGTATAGACTCTAAAAGTTTTTGCTGCTTGACGGTGAAGTTAAATTCACGTTGCTTAAAATTTATTGAGTGGAAGGCTGAACTCAACTCAAAAGTGGACTGCTTAGAAGGTGAAACTTTCTTTCGGGGCATTTATTATATTTACACCTACTTGTTTCTTTCTTTTGTCCTTTTTTTTAATTTTTCTAGATAAGATTTATATATTTTATTCGCGGCAAGGAGTTTTTTCTTTTTCTTTGGATCTTTTGCATTTTTAGCTGCAAACCTGGATCTTTGCTCCATAGCCATAGTGGCTTGTACTTTATGTTTATGTGGACGCTTAGCTTTCTCAATAATCGCCACACTCTTACTAGCAGTCTCAGCATCTTTAAACCCAAGACCCTTTATTGTACCTTTTGGGTCTTCATCAGTATACAAATCAGAATGCTTCGACTTTGGCCGTTTTGTCCCGTCTTTTTTCTTTTCGGGTATTCTTTTCTTTGCTTTTATTTCTTCGCTAAAATCTAGTTCCCAGTCCATTATAAATCTATTTGTTTTATTTCTGCTGTTGTGACTACAGTGTCACCTCCGTTTACACTATAATTAGTTGTAAGTACTCTAGCACCAGCGGCCATTGTTAAAGTTCCTATAAATGGATAAGCAGTGCCATCAATATCTTGTAAACCAACAGAAACATTACTAGCAAGCTTATCACCACTATAATCAATAGAATTCTCTAACCCAGTAGATGTAATGTTCATTGATGACTCAACTGAGTCTAAAAGCATAGTTTCAGCATTTGTACTACCTAAAGTATAAACTGGGGTGCGGGTGTATTCTTTTGTATAATTTATTTGAGATTGAACATTGCCAACCACATCATCCATATTTCCCACGCTACAGGTATATCCATATATCACTCCATCAGAATTAAAAGGAATATCATCCCCACCATAAGGAGCTGTATCTTGCTTTATAGCATCACCACTGGGAGGATTCATTGATACAAAATTAGCGGCAACTGTAACAGGTTGAAACGGACTAATAGAAACAGAATAATTACTTAAATAAGTATTTTTATAAAGATTATTACCAATTTCAACAGGAAAGAAGGCAGATTGGTTTGCATCATTCAAAAATTGATTATGTGATGTCCCAAAAGTAGTGTCTAATATAAATTTAAATGATATATTGGCAGTCCTTGGACCCTGGAATTTAAACTGATCAGTGGAATCAACACTTTGCCCCAGATTTCTCTTAGCGCCAGCACTTGAACTAAAAGAAACATTAGCATCTATGGCAGGTACATATCTGGTTGCTTCGCCAATAGTGCTTGAATTTGCGCCTCCCACATATACAGGCAGATTAGAATATGATAAACTCATTTGTTTATATTACACTGGCTATATTTTTTTTAAACAAAAGATAGTAAAACCTTTGGCCCCAACCACGCGCCGAGAAATGGGGTGGGGGTATGGCCGTTTACTTTTTGATATCGTACTCCCCCCCCTAAATTATGCTATATTATCTAATTTTTTTTTTTAGAAACTGGGTAGGGTGTTTTGTTATAATTACTATAATTGCAAAAAGGTGGTAAAAGGCAATTATGCAAAATTCTATAGTTCGCTGAGGGTGGTTAGCGAGCATTATAGAATCGCTGTAACTCGCTGACTATCAAGGACTTACGCAGAATACCCTGCCCGCGCTGCGTAACTCGTTGAGTATCAACGACTTACGAAGGTTCTTACATATACTGCGTAACAAGACCTGTCAAGTAAAATATTAAAAAAAAGTTGTCAAGAAAAAAATTGAAAAAAATTAAAATAAAAAAAGAAAAAAAAAGATACTTTTGCCCTTGACTTTT